AACCCACTTATCACTGGTCGTAACCCGAACGTGTCTTCGTATGAGTACTACGATCAGCTTCCCGTCGCGCAGACTAACGAGTTCACCAAGATCGATTATCGTTGGGCTCGCGTCGCCGGTACTGTTATCATCTCTGATCAGGAGCAGGATGAGAACCAGGGACCGGAAGCTGTTCTCAAGCTCGTCTCGACTAAGGTCGATGTGCTCGAAGAGAGCATTCAGGAGAAGTTCTCTGAGTACCTGTACGGTTCTGGCACTGGTACAGATCCGATGGGACTTGCTGGACTCATCCCGACAGACCCCACAACTGGTACACTCGGCACAATCAATCGTGCAACGGAGAGCCAGTGGCGTACATCTTCGTACGACTTCTCGTCCTCTCTCGATGCGACGAACATCGAGGAGGCGTTCGACGACATCCTCATGGACCTGACGCTCAAGAGTGAGAAGCCTGATCTCATTCTGTGCGGACGGAATATCATCCGTTCGTATCGGCAGGCGGTTCGTGACAAGGTCGTGATCCAACTTTCGGACAGCGCTAATGGAAAGCGTATGTTCGATCTTGGGTTCGACGGTGTTACGCACAACCGTATCCCGATGGTCTATGATGAGGATTGCCCGGTGAACCGGTGCTACTTCATCAATAGCAAGTATCTCCGTCTCCACATGCTCAAGGGCGTGAACATGAAGGTGAAGGAGCTTGCGGCGCCGTGGACGATGGATGCCATCGGCAAGCGTGTTGTGTGGCAAGGTCAGTGGTGCCTGTGGCGGGCGTACCGTACCCATGCGGTTGTGCTGGCATAAGGAGGGGATATGGCAAAGATCAAACCGCGTTGGGCTTACGAGAAGCTCAAGGGTACACGAGAGAAGAAAGTAGTACAATATGTTACTAGGAAGGACGAGACAACTGATCGCGTGTATCGTGAGCGCGTCGAGAAGGTTGTCAAAGTCCCTCTTGGTTACATGGTGTACTTTCCGCAGGGACACTCTCTTCATGTCGAAACGGACGAGGAGCTTCGGCGCCTTGGTCTCGATGGCCCGATTGGCCTTGTAGACATGGAGACAGGTGAAATGGTGGACGCACCGAGCAATCCTCTGGCCGATCTCAAGCGGGTAGTGGATCGCACGACACGCGACACACCGTTCCTTGCTCAGCAGTAAAGGAAGGTGAACGATGGCACTCCGTTACCCGACAGCATATCCTGAGCGTATCAACCATCATGTTCCTTCGCTGGCGTACGCTGCGGATGTGATCCACAATGCTCCTAATCGTTTCGATTTTGGGGCTGTAACTGCTCTCGATGATGACGGGCTCGTTGCTTCTAACGCGCTTGTTTCAGGAGCAACAAAGACATTCACTCTTCTCACGAACACCAACGGGGTCTCTCGTACCGTGGCTCGTTGGGGACGGTGTGTGTCTATCACTTCTGATGCCGCCTGCACACGCGTTGTAACAGTGAAGGGACGTGATTATCTCGGACAGCGTATGTCTGAGACCATCACCTTCGCTGGTGCTGCTAAGGTGCTCGGCAAGAAGGCATTCTATTTCGTTGACGAGATCAGCGTCAGTTCTGAGGCGAATACTCCCAACGTCAAGATGGGTTGGGATGACATCCTCGGTCTGCCGTACAAGGCTCGTCAGATGCTCTTCGAACAGAAGAACGGTGTCGTTGCTGCCAACGCTGGTACATTCGTGGCGGGCCTTGCGACTGGCACAGCGGCGACAATCTCCAATGCTGACGTGCGCGGTACGTATCGTCCGGTGACAGTCGTTCCTGACGCTGCGAACACATTCTCTCTCCTCCTCTCGCTGGACGAAGAGAACCTGCACGGCAACACGCAATTCTTCGCGTAATCGCCGCCACCGATTGCACGGAGAAGGGATGGGCCGGATGCGTTCCCCTCGTGTCCGGCCCACCTACCATAGGAGACAGACGTGGCTGAATTCAAACTGATGTCTGATCTCGTGACTGATGTGCAAAGGGAACTGTCTCAAGTTCCTGGCATCGGCACGCAAGCATACTCCGAAGACTACATCGTTCAGCTGCTCACGGCCGGCTTCAAGGTCGTGTTCCGTGAAGAGTTTTGGCCACACCTTAGTGAGTGGTTCCAGAAGACACTCGACGGGAGCACGGGGCAGTGGAGCGGGGCTGGTGTAGACGTTTACGTTCTACAGGACGTTCGATGTGTATATGGTCCGAAAGATCGGTATCGTCCTCTGCCTCATCTGCCTCGACACATCAATCCGTACGAGATTGCAGGCACTACTCCAAGATACGTCGAAGGACGTAACGGCGCTTCCACAGGAAAGCCTTTCCGCATCTGGCCACTAGCAGCGACTGGGACAATCACGTTCCAGGCGCGCGTCATGCCTGATGACGAGGTGTTCCTGTCTTCTTCAAGCGACGAGGTTCCCTTCGATGATTTGACACTTGTGTACTATGCAGCTTGGCAATACATTGAGAATGATGGATCTAACCCTGGCCAAGCTGAGAAACTAAAGAACATGTTCGAAGCTCGATTGGCTCAAGAGAAGAAGAACCTCGCCAACTTGCCAATCGATCTCGATCCGCGTATGGCACAGAGCAACAGCGAATGGGTTGAGTTGCCGTAATGGGTATGAACCGCCTCGTAAAGCCGATCAGACGGCACACGAATGCGATCAAGACCGCCACAACACGTGAGTTCGATGGCGGATGGAATGTTATTGACAATGACCTGAACCTTGATACGCGGTTCGCCAAGACCCTCAAGAACATGTACCGTGGACAAGACGGTGCCATCCGTGTTCGTCAAGGCAACCGACTGTTCGCCGATGTCGGAGAGAGCACGATTGTCAACGTAGAGTATTTCATTGCTGTGCTCGTAGTCGCCTGTGAGAACGGCAAGCTGTTCACAGTGAACGGCCTTGGAGAAGTTACACTACTGTTTGACAGTGCTGTAGCTGCGTCTCTCCCGGGGCGTCCGGCAGCATGGGGTACGACCGTCTTCGCTTCGTTCGTTGCATCGAAAGGACACCTCATTGTTCTCAATGGCATCGACAAGCCGCTCGACATCTCTCCGTCTCTTAGCATCAGCTATCTCGCGGACCCGGCGACAGGCAGCAACGCATTCGTACCGAGGGCCAAGTACGGACGGCAGCACGGTGATTACCTCGTCCTCGCAGGTGATCCTCTCGCGCCATCCACAGTCTACATCTCCAGTAAGAACACAAGCGGAGTGTTCTTCGGAGCCCCCGCACCCAATGACGGAGTGAATGTTGATCTCTCGACAAAGGTACCAACAGGAGATACTACGATCAAAGGGATTGGACGTTACCGAGATAGACTCATTATTCTCTTTGCCGAGTGTGCACTGGTGGGATCCTTGGGAACCTACTCCGGTTCTACCCATGTGCCAGAGTTTAGTGATCCCGTTGATCTATACGGAGCGGTCAGTCATCGGGCCATTCATACCTTCGGAGATGACATTCTATTCACAGATCATGTAGGTGTACAGGCGTTCACAAAGTCGATCTTCAACACAAGTCTCAAGCCTGAACGCGTGTCAGAACTTGTTGATCCTGAAATCCAGAAGTCTCTCAGTCAGCTGACGATTGAGGCTCTGGAGGATAGAGTGTTCGCAGTGCATAATCGTCTTGAAGGTCAGTACATCCTGTTCATTCCCAACGACGACGACAACGTTACAGAGACTCGAGGGTTCATGTTCACGAACCTACGTGCGTTGAAGATCGCGCATTGGGCTGAGATCAGGGGTTGGAACTGGCGCAGTGGTTGTCGTTCCCAACAGGGGCGGTTGTTCTTCACCAATGGTTCTCAAATCTTCCTGATGGGAAGTGAACAGGACCCAATCTACGCAGACTTTGTAGGGGATCAGGAGACATTCGATGATGAAACAGTTTTCACTGATGGACTTGGGTTCACGCCCGTGGCAGATATCACAGATAGCGGACTGCCTATTGCGTTTGAGTGGATACCCCCCTGGCAGGACTTGGATAAACGCTCTAACTCCAAGCTTACTAAGTTCATCGGCTTTGACACATCCGGCACGGCGACATTTACTGTAGACATGTTCGTGGACAATCTCTTGACTGATCCTAGTGATCTCGGAGAAGCGTTCACGGATGATCTAGTGTTCTCGGATGACTACGGTTTCGAGACAGAAACACCGACGTACACACCATCTCTCAGCATGAGCTTCGCTGGTGGTGATCGTTTGGGCTTTGGTGGCGACGGGTTCGGCCAGGACTTTGGTGGTAACCGTCCGTCTCGCAACGAACAAATTTACTCATGGCCAGCGAAGGGCAAGATCCTAAAGCTACGGTTCCATGGTGAGACTAGACAACCGCTGAGGATCGTGTCGTACACGTTGGGCTATCTCGAAGCATCGATTAGGAGGTAACATGGCAAGTAACATTGACGCCACTGTCCCGGCAAACAATGTGAAGGTCAATAAGAGTGATCTTCGGGACAACTTCCAAGCTGCGAAGGAAGAGATTGAAGAGCTTCAGCGTCGTGTGCGGTATCCGTTCCAGGTCGCGTTCGGTCTGAAGACGATGAGCGGCATCTAAGGAGGAACCAATGGCTGACATTGCAGGCGTTCTCGGCGAAGCTTCTAGCGTTGCCGTCGGAACATATACCGCGTACACTGTGCCGTCTGGAAAGAACGCACGTGTCAAGATCATGTACAATGGTGTTGCTGGTGCATCATCTACACTGGCGGTTATTATCAATGGTATCACTATCTTCACTACGGCCGCTCTGACATCAACACAAATCCAGTACACTAGCAATGCTCAGATGCACAATGCTGTAGCAGCTGCTGGTCTCACTGGTGCTACGGAAGCGCTAACGTGCGCACCTGGGCCACGAGAATACTTCCTCTCTGCTGGCGATATTGTGCAGTACACAATCGGTACAGCAGCGTTCTCGTCGATGAGCTTCCAGGTTGTGGGTGTCGAGATCGACAACGCGTAAGGTGACGCATGACAGACTACACACCGAACTTCCGGTTCCCACTACCTGAGTTCAACAAGAAACCGTGGCAGAATGACTTCTACTCGATGGCTCGTGTCATCGACGCTACCCTGTCACGGTACATTCAACTGACAAACTTTCAGGGTGTGTGGGCCAACTCAACCGCGTACACCGCAGGACAGCGGGTGGTGGATGAAGACGTAGGTAATGTCTACGAGTGCCTCGTCAGTCATACATCACCCGCTGCACCTACAACATTCACGGCTGATCGACTTGCCAACTCTTCTCGTTGGAAGGTCTTCACATTTGCTGTGCAGTTCCGTAGCACCTGGGTTACAGCGACGGATTACGCTCTTGGCGACATCGTGGTAGACAATCGTCGTTTGGCGATCTCTACTGTGTCACATCGTTCTGACACCTTCAACACTGATCTCGCCGCAGGAAGATGGACACTGCTGATTGACAGCGCGAACATTAGCGGCCTACCCACAATTGGAGGGGTCGGCGATGCTAACAAAATCATGCGCGTTGATCCGACCGGCGCGTTCTATGAACTAATCGCAGCTTCGACAGCTAGAACCATTCTGGGACTTGCTATCGGCACAGATGTTCAAGCGTTCGATACGCAATTGGCTGAACTGGCTGCTTTGACTGGTACAAACAAGGCTGTTCGGTTCAATGGATCAGGCAATCTTGCTGCGGTTGGTCATCGTGGAGCGATGGCTTATAGGACTGCTGATCAAACTCTCACAACAAGCACGTTCACGGCCATTGCCTTCGGAGCAAGCTCTGCTGAAGACTACGATACGGATGGAATTCATGATCCAGCAACGAACAATAGTCGCTTTACTGTTCCTGCTGGCATCACCAAAGTACGATTGACAGGCAAGATTTCGTTCGCTGCCAACTCAACAGGCCAGCGCTTCGTTGATATTCAGAAGAACGGAAGCTCAGCTTATGCTGGATACGCCTCCGCAGAAGCCGGGAACGCTGGAGCAACTGATGCAACTCAAATGATTGTGACAACACCTGTATTGGTGGTTGTAGGAGGAGACTATTTCGAACTTCGTGGTTGGCAAAACTCTGGAGGCGATCTTGCTGCTAAAGGAGAGGCTGCTGGAAGCTCAACTTGGTTCGCAATGGAGATCGTTGAATGAACGAACAACAATTGATCCAACTTGCGATGGCTATCTTTGGTAGCGGCACGACTGTCGGTGCTGTTCTAGCATGGTTGACTGCTAGAAAGGCCGCAGAGAACAAGGCAAATGAAACGCTGATCGCAGGACTACAAGACCTGAATGATCGGTTCAACAAAGAACTAGCGGAATGCAGAGAGGGACACAGGAATTGTCAAGCAGAACTTGAGCATCTCAAGCACAGACTTGCTGCTGTAGAGGGTCACCTCCGCAATGGTCATTGACATGACCACTTTTTGTGATACAATAAGCCTGTCGGCGATTGAGACCGGGGCATAAGAAAGAGGGACTACATCATATGCTCACACCGACAACACAACAGCTTCAGCAGGCTGGTCGCAACGGGGATAATCTCGTTGCGCACATCAATCCTCGTGAAGCGTATCTCCTGCACATGTTGACAGATGGCGGCAGCATCAACCCAGCAACGGGACTACTTGAGTTCTGGTCTGGAGAAGGTGATGCTGGTGCTGGTGGTGAAGGAGTTGGCGGTGCCGACGACGGAGGTTCATCGGCCGGTGGTGATGGTAGTGGCGGCACTGGTGGTGTTGGTGACTCCGGTGGTAACGCTGGTGTTTCTGATCCCGGTATCGGTGCCGCTATTGGCGCTGCCATGAGTGATACAACACCGGGTTCTATTGGTGATCCCAGTTCTATGGGCTCCGAACTCGGTGCGCATGAGCAGGGAATGTCTACTGCCACAGCAGGCAAAGGCTCACAGTCGGCAGTCGACCATGATGCCCAAAATCAGAACACGAGTGTCAACTCCATGCAGGGCATGGTAGATGCGGTGAATGCGGTCAACGCACAGAACCCATCTGCGAACATGAATACTGCATCAATGAACACCAACTCACAGATGTCCAACGCTCCTGGGATTGAAGGAGTAATAGGACAGGCGTTGAGTGCGCTCGATGTTGACGTCTCGACAAATCCACAAGGAGTTACTGAAGCAACAATCGGTACGAACGCTCTCGGTGTTGGCCTTGGAGCCCTTGGAGCACTGTCTGGTATCCCTGGTCTTGGGATGCTTGGAACTGTTGTTGGTAATACAGTTGGTCCACAGGTTGGTGTTCCGAACCAAGAGACCGCGATCTCACTTGGTAATCTCAGTGAGACAGCTTCACAACCCGGTACCACGGATGTTGGTGGCCAGGGAGGTGACAGTGGTATCCTGAGCACCATGCTTGGACGTGGTACAGGCAACACAGGAGGACAAGACAAACCGAAGACCACTCCTTCAGAGCAGCCGAATGTAGCCGGGAACCCGCTTCAGGCTGTTCCCAATGAGGACCCACTGCTTACGGCTTTGCGTGAGAGACTGAACGCTACCAATACAGCCTCTCAGCTGCGGGGTACGAAGTTCGATCCGAAATTCAACAACGATTATATCACGTCGCTGCTCACTGGTCCGCGTGGCCAAGAAGAGACATTCCTGCGTGGAGCAATTGGGCGTGGCCAGTTGGGCGATCCGGGGCACAATGCAGCGCTACAGGAACTTGGTCGTCAATCATCCGTAGCATCGTCGCAGCTTCGGCAGGTTGGTGGAGGATTGATCAACAACTATCAAGCACAGCTTGATGCTCTGATTGGTGAAGCGGAACAGGCTGCGGCTCGTGGACAAGCGTTCGATCCGTTTCGTCAACAGGTGTACGATCAGTACGGCGACTTCCTTGAGAACTTCCGTGGTGATCTGGAAGCATCAATGCCTCCATCGTTGTACAACCGTGGTCTCCTTCTACAAGAGGCTAGCGAGGCTGATCAACTTATGAACGTGCGGCCTAGCATCCGAGATGCACTGGCGTCTAGGACACCGCAAGGCGTCGGCACTCGCGGGGTATTCTAATGGCATGGGATTTGGGAGCGATTGGTGGCTTAGTCAGTGCTGGAAGCAGCATCGCGAATACACTATTCAATCGCGAGCGGCAGAAGAGCGCGGACAGTGCTGCTAAGAACACAATGAGCAATAACAACGAGATGATTGATCTCGCTAGGAACCGAGATGATCGTCTCTTTCAGCTTGCTACGGCTCCTACAACAGACGCCCGTGGGTCCTCGACAACATATGATCCTGTCAAGGGTTGGCAGACGAACCTATCTGAGCGCTCGAAGCAGATGCTCGATGCGGGTGATCAGGAAACGTTGCAGCAACTGACCCATGATGCCGGTATCCGTCGTCAAGGACTACAGGCAAACAAGTTCAATCGTGACGAGGCTAATAAGGCGATGCTTCCGGCGCTCTCTGAGTTGTCCGGAACCTCTCCATATAGCGCCAAGGGCATCGAAGGCAATCTCATTCAGAACCGCACGATGGGACTGCGTCGAGCATACGATGATTTGGCAGACAAGGTTGCAATCCAAGGTGTCCGCAGTAGCACAGACAGCGGACCGATCCTTGCTGAGATGGCTCGTCGCATGGGAGATGACTATGCGATGCAACTCGGCAGTGCTGGTACAGATGCGATGCAGATGTTCGAGAACCTGGAGAGTTCTCGCAACGCCCGCAATCTTGGCAAGACTGGTATGCTGCATGGTATTGCATCGAACATTGGCGACGCTCCAGTAAACATGCCAAATATTGCGGACACAATCACATCCGCTCTGGCTGATCGTAGCAAAGCGGCGAACACAGCTACGATCTATGGCGGTGCTGGAGTGAACGACGCTTATAACAATGCGTCGAAGGGGAACGCGTACGCTGCTGCTACGCTCGGAGCCGACGACAACAGCATCTCGAAACTCGGTGCTGGCATCTACGGTCTTCTTTCTTACTTCGACGATCCAAGTGGTACGAAGAAGCGTACAATTGGCAATCAAACGGTGTAAAGATGCCGAACCTTAGCTCTGTCGGTGGACTTGGTATTGCTCCGAACATTCGGGCCTTTGAGCCAAGTCAAATGGAAACAGCACTGTCTCAGATCGCTACACAAGGCGATCCTGGACTAGCTACGGCGTTTATGGAGTTGCAGCGTCGTCGTGGCGGCGCTGCGCATGATCAGTACATTGATCATCTAAAGGGTATAGAGAACCTACGGGCCGGTGCTCTTCAGAACATTGCACGTCAGAATTCTCAGGATGAGCGGTTCAAGGGTATCGTCGAACTCGCCAAGAATGAGGGCATTGATCCTGTGCCGCTGTTGAATGAAGCTGGTTTCCAAGTCAGTGACATTCAACGCGGGTTGGCATCAATTCGCCTTGGTGGACAGCAGGCTGCGGCTACTGAACGGCTTGGGTCAGGCTGGCGTCAGTTCAATGAAGCTGGCCGAGAGCCTACAGCCTTACCTTCACAGTCTCCAATCCCTGGGCTGCGTCAAGTTACACCCACTAGCACTGTTAATGCCAATGCTGATAGTGGCAATAAGCAGGCTGGCACCGTTCGCGTATCGGGTGTCACACCCGGTACAGACTATGCAGACGTGAAACTCTCTCGTGATGACTTCGATGAGCGGGGACAACTTACTCCACAAGCCATCGAGCGCATCAATCAGATGAGCCGTGGCACAGGTGGCCCTGGGACGTTCCAGCCTGGAGGAGCAGGTGCAACCCCGGTACAGACACCTGATATTCAGAAACAAGGCTCTGTTGCACCGCAGTTCTCTCCTCAGCATGCTCAGAAGTTACGTGAGACGAACAGGCAACTAGCTGCTACACATGATCCCGCTGGGCATCAACAGAACCCTGATGGGACAATCACGTACTACTGGCGTAACAAGCAGACAGGCAAGATCGACAAGATGGCCAAAGAGAAGCCGTAATGGATTTCAAAGAAGAAGTACGTGAACAGGCTGGTATACGTTCCCGTGTTCGTATCTACGAAGATGGGAGCGAAAGCCTCATGCTGCCTGATGGCAAGGAGCTTAAGTACAAGGCTCCGAGACAAGTCCCTGAGCAATCAACACAAGGCGGCTTCGTTGTTCAGGACATCCCTGATCAGAGCGGCACCACGTTCAATGTACAGGACGTTCCAGGCGGTACAATGGAGTTGCAAGACATTCCACCGATGGACGATGTTCCTGTTGAGAAGCCGTATGTAGAACGAGCAACAGATAGCTTCGTACGAGGACTGAAGAACGTCGGTCTCGGAGCTACGAGCATTGCTACGTTTCCGGCTGAGATCGTTGGGATGGCGGGTGGAGCACTTGACTATGCACAGTCGCAAGTCAGCGGCACAAAGCTCGGCCTCGATCTCCCGGCACGTCGTGCTTTGGAATTCAAGGACTCTATGCGCGATCTCATGGGAATGGTTCCCCGTGAGCAGGAGACACTTGCTGATCGCGTCAATCAATTCGGTGGAAGTGCTGCTCTACCAACAGGAATGCTTGCGAGCCTCGGTAAAGGAGGAGGAACGTTTGCCGAGTACGGAGGCAAGCTTGCAAACTTCATTTTACCAGGTACCTCTAAGTACACTAAGACACATCTTGGTGCTAATGTTGCTATACCTACTGCTGTGGATCAAGGACTTGATGCTCTCGTAGGCAAAGCGAATGCTCAGACGGTTCCTGGAGTGGGAGACGCTCAGACGCCTGCAGGCGTGGGCTTCGAAGTACAGCCTGTAGACAAGATGCACGAGCCGTCGCAGTACGAGGGCAGTGACAACAGCCCCTGGGCCTGGGCAGTAGCAGTCGGTTTCTCTGTGGCTGCGGCCCTTGGTGTACGTCGTGGCATCCAGCACATGATGAAGGGTCCTGGACCCGACAAAGAATACGCAACGACACTCGGCGAGCGCCTGTACGGTTCTGCTGTTGACAAGACACGGCCTATTGTCGATGTGATGAAGCGTGTTGATCAAGGCACTGCGGATCGTGTGGAGGATTTGATCTCCGTATCGCGTCGTGGTCCTATGGTTCAACGTATTCAGCATTTCTTCGAGACAGGAGAGTTCCCTCGTCGTGTGTTGACATACTTTGGTCGCGAAGTGAAGATGCCATTCAAGCCTTCTGATTGGTTCAATCGCCTCGGAGCGATGGACCAGCAGAAGAGACAGGGTGTCGAGCGCTTGCTTGAGATCAGAGATGAATTGAACCAACGCGCGATTAATGTCACAGATTGGATCAACAAGAACCCAAACAACCGCACAGCTTACCATCCCAAGGCACCATGGAACCGTCGTCACCGTGTAGATGGTTCGCGTGCCAATCTCATGCGTGAGGCTAGCATCCTTGAGCGCGATCCAGAGATCCTGCAAATGTCGGAGCAGTATCACAAGATGGCGCAGACAGTGCTCACGTACATGTACAGACGTGGTCTACTGTCTGTTGATGATTACAACTGGCTCAAGGCAAACCGTCCTCACTACGTGCCCGGTGTTGAGACGCCAGATGCAAACACTTGGTACAATCGCTTGATCGATGACATGTCTTTCAAAGCACCGAACCGAGGTGTGTATGGAGACTTTCAGCATCTCAAGGCTCGTGAGACAGTTGGCTTGGGCAATCCTCTGGCTCCTTCGCAAGCGCTTGCGCGGTACATGCAGGGCGTCTTGGAGTTTGCTGAGCAGAACGAAATCCGACAGCAAGTAATCTCACGTTTGTGGTCCAATCCAAGATACAAGAAGTTCCTAAGCCCGTTGAGCCCCAACTCGTCCAAGGTGAACAATGATAATATCGTTGGATATCGAGAGAATGGCACGGTCAAGTACTGGGAAATCAAAGACCCATACCTTGCCCACGCCCTCAAGTTCGAACCAAGCTGGACGCCATGGATACTCGATGCTCCAAGACGCGTGGCTCAGATGTTCAAAACCGGTATTGCAGCGCCTTGGTACGTCTGGCGCTCCCTCTGGATGGACATCGCTACAGCAAACGTCGCTCTCGACAAGAACCTCAAGCTCGGCTACGTCGACTTGCTCCGTCGTCGATTTGGCTTCGATCCGACAGCAGCGGCTGCGGCGTTGGAGGGGAGCGTTCGCGGGGTTGCGGGACAATGGGAAAATCTAGCAGCCAAGTACATTGAGCAGCTTGTCGCGAAGGACAGTAACCTCGTTGCTCTGCTAGGAGGCCGAGCGAATGCTCAGCGCCTTGGGCAGTGGATGGGCAAACAGTACGAGAACTCTACCGTCGCGCTGTTCGAGCGTTGGGGCGGTGGAGCGGCTCGATTTGCACCAAGCCGAGACATGCCGGAACTCAAGGATGTACTCGACAAGGTTGCTCCATTGTACCGAGGCAACAACGTCCATTGGGCGTTCATGAAGCAGTTCTACACCAGTACGCTAGAAGGACTACACAACGGCATGCGTTATCGCATGGTCGCTGCAAACTATCGTCCTGGTATGAGCGAACACGAAGTTATCAGCCTCATGCAGAAGGTGCGTGAAGGTGGTATTGACTTCGGCAAGTCTGGAGGAGGTATTGGTCCTCGGTTCTTCATCACAAGTTCTGAGTACTTGAATACTCAGGTACAGTCGCTTGCTAAGATGGCACAAATGGCGAAGGAGCATCCGATCCTCACATTCGAAGCATTCGTGGCCACTTCGGCGTTGCCTTGGCTAGCGACAATGATGCACACCCGTGCTATGGGTCCGGAATATGAGCAACACTACTGGAGCATGCCTGCTTGGTGGCGTGCTGCTGTATTCCCGATCTATCTGCCGGGGCGTCCTCCTGATGTTTACATTCCAGTTCCGAACCCGTTGCCTGAGTTCGCAGCGGCCCTTGGCATGTTCCAAGCTGGTGTGGACGCTGTGTATGGATTGCGTCATGGATCGAACATGAACCCACAGGTGGAACAGGCGCTGCATTCTGTTGCTGGCACAGAGCGAGTGAAGGATGTCATGGCCGCATATCAGAAGACGGCTGTTCCGTCTGTTCCGACTGTGTTTCAGATCGGAGCGAACCTCGCTGGTGGACAGTTGAACACTGAGTTCGATCATCCATTCTGGCAAGAACTGAATGGAATGCGGCTTGGTGGTGCTGGAGGCAAAGAGTATCGACACATGCAGGGAGGGGTTCCCGTCAATGTCGAGGCGGCGCTTCGTTCTCTACTTGGAACGACAGCAGACGTCGGTCTACAGATGCTTGTGGCTTCGATTGACGCCAAGCAGAAGACCGGAAGCCTCGAAGAGGGAATGAAGAGGGCAGGGGACGAGTTCGTTCACAAGATGGAACTCCAGTTCCCGTTGCCCGGGATCACACGACCCATGTACGCGAAGACTAACATCAGTGACATCGTTCGCAAGAAGCAGGAAGGCATCACTGAATTGTTGTCTGAGGGCACGATTGCTGTACGAGACCGTGATCGCGGCTACAACGTTGGTGGAACACAGCCCACACAGCAGCAGGACATGGACACTCGCATGGCCCTGCGTGCTGTGGAGCCGTTCATGAAGCGTCTCAGAGATATTGCCGATGACATGAAGAGAATTGACAACGATCGTCAGTCGATCAAGGATGAGATGACACGTCTCGATCCCGACACTCGTCAGTCTCTGTTGAATGCAAGGCTCCGTGATCGTCGCGCGCAGGAGGAGCAGTACTTGGTACTGGTGAACCTGCTGGAAGATACCTTGGCGTCCGCTCTAAAGCAGCCGGCTGTGACAATTGAGGACTTCGTGAAGCACCTGCGGTCACAGAAGGGCCGTTAGCCAACGCTTGCTTCACTAGTCTTCGAACCATCTCTCCGACTGATACGTGCTTCCTCGCTTTTCGGTGTGCAGTGAGGAGTTGTTCCCATGTCTCATAGTCGAAGCCGACTGTGAGATGATGATGGTACTTGCTATGTGTCATGTGGCTTCTCCTCAGCGGGGGAGAGGGCTTCCTTCGTCTGTTTGACCGCGAGATCCAATTCGCACGTTGAGAGGCCGTGCCCTTTGAGACGCTCGGCGGCGCGTTCCATTGTCCAGAAGTTTGCGCGGTGAAGTTCTCTCGCCTTCTCCAGCGCACGCTCGGCTGCTCTGCACCGCGTGATCGCTTCAGTCGCAATCGCCATCTGCGCATCACGAGAAGCGAATGCGTCCTCGACGCGTTCGTTAGCGTCCGCCAGCGCGCGCTCGGCTACCATTACGTGCTCACACCATTGATGGACGGAAGCGGCTAGGATGTTACGCTCTTCGGTGAGCCTCTCGATCTCGGCGTCCTTCTGCTCAAGAGCGGAGGCGGCTTCCCTTGCAACCAGACACATTTTTCCCGGCTTGCACTCGCGCAATCTCTCCACCAGCTTGCTCATGGCCTAGCCTCTTTCTTTTCGTATCGGCAGGCTGCGCGCGGTCCTGCCCCATACAAAGGTTGATGCTTAAGAACGTAGCGCCAGCACGTAGCCATGTCCGGCATCTCGACCTTGCGCGTCTCGCACTGGACGATGATGCCGCCGCAGACGGCGATGTGTGCGTACAACACGAGGGAGGCCAGCTCGCTCATGGCCTAGCGGGCCTCCAGCTTGGAGATGAGGACGGAGAGCGCTTCGTTGATGGCGTGCCAGAGCGGCGGCTTGCCGTCTTTCCATGCGACTCCAGGCGAGCCGGTGCGAAGGGCGTGCAGATTGAGGATTGCGTCTGCGTCGGCGAAATGGACGCGCGCCGCTTCCATCATCTCCTCGCTCGGCCCCTCCTCCTTGAGACGGTGGAGGAAGGCGAGGATGGTTGTCTCCGCATTCTCCGCTATGTCGATAAGACGCAGGACGGTCTTTGCATCGAAGACTTCGAGGTATTGGCGGGCGCCACATAGCTTTCCAGAAACGGCATCCTCCGCCTTCTCTCTTAGTGCCTTGAGATCGAGATTAGTCATTTTCCCTCCAGATACGTGAGGACAGCGTTGGGGCCGATGCTGTACTTGTCGATGAGAGCGCGAACCTCGTCGCCTTTCTGCTGGATGAAAGCACCGCCGAAGTGACTGTCCACCCCCTGCTCAACCAGCAGCGCGATAGCCTCAACGATCGCACACGCCGATTGCGTTTGCAGGAATGCCGCGCGTCGAATGATATCGATGTCGAGGTCAGTCATTCTAACATCCCCATTACTGTTCTGATCGCGTCTTTACCAAGGATCGCATTTGTGGCCCGCCAGTGAACAGCACGACGCCCCGGCCCATCGTTAGAGACATCGAAGCGCTGAACCATGTCAAGTTCGTGCATGATCTGAAGTACGATCTTGACATCATTAGGCGGGATAAAACTGCGTACACCAGCACTGAGTCGTGTAGTGGAAACCGTATCTTTACCCGCCGCAAGAAGCAGTTCTCGGAGCTTATCAATCCCCACGAGTATCTTCGACTCAGTACCACCACCGACAAAGATACGTGCTGCCTTTTCCTTGACATCTGAAACAATCTGTATCGCTGCCCGGATGTGTGTGGCTTGAATGATCCACGTTCCATCGTTCGCACAAAGCATCGCAGCGATCCGCAGAACATGCGAGTCTTCGCGACTCTCAAACGAGGCCCGAAAGGCGTCAATATTCTGCGGCCGAGTGTTGTACCACCGCGAGAAGATTTTGAGTGCAGCATCGTTGATCTCTATCTTTCTGGTCCGTGCAGCATCCCGAGACAGTATTCGGAGCTTCGACACGAGTCCTTCGTGGGACAGCCGTCCTGATACACTTGACACGTCGGCTGGCCAGGGGATTGGCTTCTTTCTTCGTTCTTCGTGGATAAAGAGGACACGACTTGTGAAGCCACCTTCAACAACATCCGGGTTGATTGCTCGAACAAGCCAACTAGGTGTTGATGCACTAAGGAAAGACACGAACACGTTTTCGAGATGTGTCGATCCGCGCGACAATGTACCTGGAGACCGGCGGATGTCAGGACAGTCGTATAGATCCGTGAGCAGACCGGGCATCGCAAGGTTGTACCTCTCTTTTCCAAGGAAGGTGACCAACTCCGAGACTGCGATGGCAACGTAGGCATGTCCATGTTCCTTCGTTCTGGCTCCGAGAAGCTGTTCGAGGGCTTCGGGAGTGGTTTTGGCTTCGATGAGATCAGTAGTTGATCCGGCGATGAAACTTCGTGCAAGTTTCGTAGCTGCGCGTACAGCGGATGATTTTCTGGTAGTGCCACTTTCAGCCACCAAGATCGTATAGAGGTTGAGGTGAACAGGAGCACGTGGTCTTGCGACTACGCACTCCCGCCCAAGAGCAAGAGACATCAACCACAGCGCGCAGAAGAAGTCATACGCTTGTGGCGTTTCCTGCTCCTGCATCATGCTCATGAACTGGCCAATGAAGGAGTCAGTAGGCACGAGCTTGCTGTAGTTGATGTTCTTCATTTGAAGACGCCAACTCCTTCAACTGCCCCTCCACCACCTAGACCCCCCTCACGCATTCTACGAATGAAATCGTCGGGGTCTTCGATGGCAGGATTCTTTTTGCCCAGTCTCTCTTCGTATTCGTCTACCTCCTTGTTGTGTCCCTCGATTAAATCGGATAGACGCTGAAAGGCTTGAGCATCTACGTAATAAACAGCGGCGACAGTATCTGTGTTGATATCGCTGTCATCCCATTTACCACCGAAACTGTCGTAGATGTACGTCCGTACGAACTTCTCCGTACGCAGATCCGCACGAAACTGCTCAAGCGCATCAGCACTAATCCGAGCGAACGTCTGACTGTCTTCACGAGAGATCGTAACGTATACGAAACCCTCTTCCCGCACCGGAACGATCATCCGCCGTACTGGTCCTTGTGGCATCTCAAACATGTCTACCATCCTGTTTCCTTGTGGTCGACGAACTGTTGTGCCTCTTCGATCACGTCGCTGTAGTCAACCTGATCGAACTCGGTTGTGACGATTTGGTTCGCTGTCAATATTCTGGCAATCACTCCTTCTTTGATGTGGTACGCAGATCGAGGAGATAGTTTCTTACTGTCTTTGCCAATGTTTCCGGCTCTTTTCACAATATTGGCTAACTTCTGATATCCTAGGCGGCGGCTAGCTTTACCTTTTGGAGAGATGACCACCTATGCCTCCCGTTGTCATCATTGTAGAACTCTAGTCCACGTGCTCCGTCTTGGTTCTCGATTACGCGATACGCGACCTTCTTTGACACAGCGAACTCCGCAGGGATTACCAAAGGTCTGCCCTTGATGAAGATCGGAGACTCAGCGTGACGTCGCATAACCCGTATACAGTGTTGGACGAGGTCTGGATCGTCACGTACCAACGCGATGAGCGCGTCGTGAATGTTAAGTACCACTCGCGCTTCGTTTTTAGGCCATTCGCTATCTTCGTGTATCGTGTAGATACGCCCAGACACGAAATCACCGACTGTAGACTGCGGTACGAACGCAATAATGCTATCAAGAACACCTGCCTCCTCCGTACCGATCTCTGCGTTGCGTCTCGGCAATCGACCGAGGAACTTTAGACGACGTCCAAGCGGAGTGTATAGTTCTTTAGTCGCATACACTTCGTCAATTGTGGTGTCCCAACCATCTTTGATCTCGGGAAACGCACTGTGATATGCGTAGTACGCTTCTTCAGCTTGACGTAGTGGGATCTGGCACACGTCAGCAAGCTTTTGTGGCCCCATACGATAGTTGAGTCCGTGGACGCAACGCTTTCCCAAGTAACGACGCGTCGGCTTACCATCAGAGAACCAATCAAAATCTGGTATCTCGTCATATGGTACACGGAAGATACGAGCAGCGTTCGCTCGATGAACATCTTTCCCCGTTGCGGCCAACGCGAAGTTCTCTTTAAGGCCGGCGACGTCCCAGATTTCACTGACGACACGAGCCTCCGCTTGGCTGAGATCGAAGTAAACAAAGCAATACCCCTCATCTGCTACGAACATGGGCTTGCTGCGGTTGGGCTGGTTCTGGAAGTTCATTCCAGAGCCCCACAGCGTTTGTGTCGAAGACAACCTGCCGGGAGCAGACTGTGTACCGTACTGCTTGTACTCCGAACGGATACGACCGTCTTCATCGACAGTCATCTCCGCATACGTACTCAGAAACTTAGCTTCCTCAGTGTACTTATCTTGCGCCAGAAGAACGTCTCGTGCGTCGGGAGAAGTTCGAGGGTGTGCAAGCATACGCTTACGGTTCTCTTCGTCGGTACTTGTTCCTCTGCCAACGAGACGTAGCCTATTAAAGTACAACTCGGCCATCTGCTTAGGCGATCGGGGGTTCGGTTTGTAGTCAGGATCGCTTGTAGCCCGTTCGACGGTGGCCCAAAAAGCTTGAAGAAGCTGTTCGACATCGGAGTTCAGCTGTTCCTGAATGATCTCTTGTAATGAGGTGTCCATCTCCAACCCCAACACGCACATCTCGACGAGATGAGGCTGGAGACGCATGACATGATTGAAGAAGAACTCGTCGAGCTTCTGTGCTCTCAGTTCTGCGAGGAGGCGGTCCGACGTCTTGCGCGTGATGCAGACGTCTTTGATGTTGTACTCCCAGAACTCATCGATGTTGCCGCCCTCTTTCCAGGACTTCTTTTCGTCCTTGTAGAAAGGGTGATCTGTATATTGTGCTGTGAGGAACCCGAGGTTGT